AGATCCAACATTTCCATTCAAAACTTGGTGTGGTAACCAGGAAGGAAATAAAATCATTTTTCCTGATTCCAGATTGGGTATATACTTTACTGGAAAATCCTTAGAATCAGGCATATGACACTGATTTAATATATCAGACATGTTTGGATTTATAAATTCTGTCTTAGAAATCTCAACATCTTCATAGATGATAAAACTCCAATTAGTTACAGAGTGTGTATGATACCCCTGAAAATCTGACTGCTCATATTTATTTCTCCAGATCTGACAAAATTCTATTGCATCAATTTTATCATGCAATTCACTGAAACACTCAGTCATCTTATCAATAAGATATTCAAGTGTTTCCTTGGATGGTTGAACACAAGAATCAATATTAGATTTTACTTTACTTTCCCACATGCGCTTATACAAACCATCAGGAACATCAATCCTATTCAAATCAATATCGATTTCAAATATTGGAATTTCAAAAATAGATTTTTTTCTTTTCATGGCTTGACAAGGTTTAGTTTTATCAGTAGAATAACTCTGTAAGGGTTCAAGAGAAACAATAGCTTTAATAATTATTGAAAAGTTCTTCAAAGAAGATTCTTGCTTGATCTACAGATGCTCTGTATCCTTTGTATTTTTTCTTATTTGCTCTCCTACTCATTTCGGAGAGTTTTTCTTTAGCAGTTTCATTAATTTGAACAACTGCTTTTTTATAATGAGTTAGTCCTGGTTCTAACAGTTCGTTAACTGTTACTATTTTAGCATCAGTTATAAAGAAGATATTGTCTGTTGATGATTTAATCCATTTAGATAATCTTAATCCAGATATTTTAATATTGTCGCCTAACAGATCGTGTAAATCACTCATGTCCTCTAATATTAATGGGTCCTGTATTAGTAACCCTTGTTCATGGACTTCAACTAAACCAACAATTTCTTCTCCAGTCATTAATTTTATTGTGCCGAAGAATTTATCGTTCATTTTTTGATGTTTACTGGGATAATTTCATAATTAAATTGCTCTTCGTTGTAAACTTTGATTCGTTCTTTGAGGTGATTAAGTGTGTAGTTAATGTAACTTCCCCTAGAAAAATCATCAGCAATGTCATATAGCACTGCCTGAGCTTTATTATCTCCCTTGCGAAGGACCCTACCGATAGATTGGAGATTCCTAATCCTTGACTTACTAGGTGAAGCAAAGATAATATTGTGGAGATTTTTAATATTGATACCTGTGGAGAAGGTTCCGTAGGAAGCAATGATAACGCAGTTATCATTTAACTCTGCTAATCTTCTAATCTCTTCTCGCTCTGATGCTGCTACGCCACCATGAACAAAAAATACCTTCTTGGTATCACTGATAGTATTATTTATCAAATCGAAAAGTGGTTCTCCATGCTTTTCCACATAGTTGAATAGCACTAAAGTATTTCCTTTTAAATCACTTACCAGATTTTTGATAAATGTATTACGCTTATTGTGAGTAACAATGTACTCCATCTCATCTTGATAGTTCGCAAACTTACACGATTCATGCTTGAGTGCCAAGATCTTAATTTTGAGTTGCGTGAGTTGATCACGCTTCATAAGATCAGCAGTACTAGTAACCCGATCAGATAATCCGAACAAACCTTCAAGAACCAGACGGTGAGTTTTCGTTCCGTCCAGTGTACCTGTGAATCCGATGCGATATTTTGCTTCATGGAGTTTCGTCATAATACTTGTCAAAGACTTTGCCTTAAACGTATGGCACTCGTCTCCGATCACCGCAGTGTAAGAATCAAAATACTTTTTGGGCAGTTTGTAGATTGACTGCCAGGTCGTGATGACTACAGGAGCATCAGAGACTTTTGCTTCACCTTGATAGATCTGGTGACAATAGTCTTCTGCGTTCCAACCATAGTCTTGGAAGTCTTTAAACAACTGTGTCACTAGTGAAATACTAGGAACAATGATCAGTGTTTTAAGTTGTGCAGCAGTAAAGTATCTGACCAGAGAATAGATCATGAAAGATTTGCCAGACCCTGTAGGTGACAAGATAATCTTTCTGTAGTTCTTCAGTGCTTTGTATACGGCATTGTACTGATAATCTCTGGGTTTAATTTGACTACCCTCAGTAAGGTAGTCCAGATATTCTTTTACAGTCGCTGGCAAAATGTAAGGATCTTTTTCTACAACCTTGCCATAGAACTCATTCTCCTCATAAGAATAAGTATAGTCTCGTTCCTCCGCCCACTCAATCAGATAGTGCAGCAGACCGATGTACAGTTCACCATTAGCAGGAGAGAACAATCTGATTTTACCGTCCCAGAACTTCTTCTTGTACTGGGGCATAAACTTTGCATCAGGTACTTCAAAAGTAAAGTACTCTGATAGTTCATATTTGATATGTGGTTCGCAATCAATTAGCAGGTATACTTCGTTCTTCTTTCTAATGATAATGTCAGACATTACTTAATTCCTTCAATAAATGATTTCCATTCAATCGCATTCTTGATCTGGTATGAGCGATTGTTGATCATCCTGATTACACTTTCTAGGTATTCAATGATGATTTCATACATATCAATCTTCATCTGCAGTTCTTTGACCTGAGAGTCAGACTCAATATACATTGGCAGATCTGATTTAAGAACCTTGAGATCAAACGGTTCTTCCTTGTATTCTTCTACAGATCCTCGTCCCGCATAGTATTCAAACTTGCGTCTGTTGAGTTGTTTGAGGTCTAGTACTGCTAGTTTCCTTTTAAATTTGTAGTCCGAAAAGATTTTTAAATATTTTGAATGTAGTGTGGGAATGCTAAGTGCAGCGGTATCAAGTTCAACAGGATCAATCTTTGAATCCTGTTCCCACATCGCCTGAATCTCTTCAAATGTCATCAACTAATCACTTCTCCATCATACTTAATTCTATATATGGTATATTTAAAGGTGGCAGTTGCGGTGAGGTATTGAACCCCTGCTTCAGTAGCATCGAATGCAACTGGTGTTAATGCAGTAGGCCATGCATTCTCAAATTCAATCTGAATATTAGAATTAAAGTTACTATTTAAAATTTCTAAAGAAATATTTCCCTCTACTGGATCTTTATCAGTATCAAATTTTTCTGCAAGACCAGTCTTTGCAATCCATTTGTGTATTGAGACATAGTTTTCCATGTTCTCATCAATCAAAAACCTGACGACAAGATCGTCATACTCAGTCTCTGTCCCTGCGATAGGAATATCTCTAAATGGAGTAGCAACATTGATATCAGGAATTCTTACACCAGGAATGTTTGCTGACTGGCATAGGTATGCTACCTTAGGAAATTGTTCAATTGATAATTTAAAACCCTGTGGTGCTAGGTAGTTAAGATTATCAATCTTATCTTCTAACCATCTTGCTTGTGTCATTATTAAAAATACTTTTTAAATATTTAGATAAAAAAAGACCCCTTTCGGGGTCATGTAGCTACATTAGAATTCTTCGGCATATGCGTTTACATTGGTTCTGGTCCAGGGAATCACACTCAATTAGACATTCGTAGTAATCATTTAATTTCTGATTTTCTATCTCTAAATCATCAACTGTGTCTTCAAAATGTCGCCACTCATCTAATTGAGCGCGTGATAATAGATTGTGCATTTGGTCACCTCCATACAATTCTTGCTACATGATGTACTAGGAGGGCATGGGTTCATTTCTTCACCTCGCATAACTCTATACTATCTAGTCAACTTTGTGTATCGTAATATACATTTATTGCTTTTTTACTAAACTCAATGTAAATAAAACAAATGTACATAAAAAAAGACCCCTCCTGAGAGGGGTCTGTAAGGTCCTGTGTGAAAAGAATCACATGAGGTTGGTAACACGGACACGTCTGTAGTAGACGTTGGTGCTGAGGTTACCAGCGTTGGTGGGATCGGAGTTGGAAAGAGCAGTTTCGCCTTTAGCAAATGGGTTGAGGACCATGCCGTAGCGAGTCTTGAATCCGATCTTGGGCTGGAAGGTGTCAGGTCCGATTGCGCGTACCATCTGCAGAGGTACATATGGGCAATAGAACAGACCAGCGTCATAAGGTGAAGTACCCTTATAACCAGCAATGAAGAACTGAGCAGCGTTAGCGCCCTCAGAAGGCAGTGCCGAATAAGGATCGATGTAAACGCGGATGCGACCGTTCAGCGTACCAACGAAGGTGCTGCCAGTGTCATCAACGTTCAGACCTGTGTTAAGAGCAGGGTTGTAGTCAAGGACACCAGCCATTGACAGGGCGGAAGCAACGTCTGAAGAACAGACGAGCATGTTGCCCTTCCCTCTACGAGTCTCTTTTGCGATGGCGTTCATTTCACGCTCAATCTGGAAGAGGAGACCCTTGAACTTCTCAACGCTCCAACGTCCGTTGGAATCAACGTCCATGTCGAATGTACCTTGAGTAGCAACGTTCTGCTGAGCACCAGGCTTAGCGGAGCGGAATACGGTACGAACGACTTCTCTGTTGATTTCAGTGAGGATCTCAGCAGAGAGGATGTTGGCGAGTTCAGTCTCAGCGTCGAGACCATGAATTGCCTTCAGGTCTTGTGCGAGTTCGATGCTGTACTCAGCTTTCAGAGCGCGGCTCTTAGCGGTAACAGCAATCTTCTCGATGCTGAATGCCATTTCTGGGAATACGCTTGCAGCGGCTTCGCCCAGAGCTTCAGCAGTAGCGGTATCCATAGCACCAGCAGAACCATAGGTGCCGCTGTCATTCAGAACAGCAGGGTTGGTTCCAGTAGGAGCAGTACCACCAGCAGAGTTGCCACTGTCGTAAGCAGTACCAGAGAAAGCAGAGTTGACTTCGTTGTAGAAGGTCTCGTCGCCAGTCTGGGACTCGGTGCGTGAACGCATCGCGAAGATCAGTCCAGTAGGACCGTTCATTGGTTGAACGCCGCAGATGTCATAGGCGATCAGGTTAGGCATTGAGCGACGGATCAGTGAGATCAGTACGGGGTCAAAACCTGCTACGTTTCCACTACCTGTGGTAGGTGTATTAATAGGACCAGCGTTAGTAGGCGCTTCGGTCAGCATTCTCTCCTCACGGAGGAATTTCTCTTGGTTTTCCAGAAGTTGAGTGGTAACAGCCTTCTTGTAACTATCTTTGATCTCGGGGAGATCGCCGTGAGTCAGAACAGGTGCCCACTTCTCCTGGAGTTGTTCGGTATTGAACATTTGGTTCTCCTTGGAAAAATTTAATGTTTGTGAACTATAACTTATTTATAATTTAGATCACTTATTGTAGCGTGAGATTGCGGAAACATATTGCTCCATGCCAGCAGGGATTACCTTCTCGGCAACGGGCTCAGATTCTTCTACGCTCTCATTGATTGAAGTCTTAGGGAAATAGTTTTCCTTAATAGTTTCAATCTTCTCTTTGAATGACTCTTCTGAAACAAACTCTACACCCTCAGCAAGGGAGGAAAGTTTTTCTTTCTGAGTATCAGCGAGACCCTGAGATACTTCGGCAACGATAGATTCTTTGACGAATTCTCCCAGAGCAGAATTTAATTCAACATTCTTGTCAATTTGTTCGTTGAGTTTTGACTCCATTTCATCTAGTTTTTCGCTCATCCCCTCAACCATATCGTACTTCTCTTCTGGAATATCCATGTAGTGTTCGGTGAACACTCCCTTAAGAGCAGACATAAAGGACTCAGCAATCTCGGTGCGAATACCTTCGTTGATTGCGAGCTTGTTATCATTAATCCATTGTTCTACAATATAATTCAAGAAGGAGTCAACCTTAGATGACATTTCCTCCTTGATCACGTCAATTTGCTCATTCAACTGAGCAGCATAGCTTTCTTCCAGACGCTTGGTTTCTTCATCAATCTTAGAAGAAACAGCGGCGCTGAAAATTGTTGTTGCCTTTTCCTTAAACTCTTCAGAAAGATCCTCGCCATTAACGAGAGCATTGATGTCATCAGTAACATCAATTTCTTCCTTAGCAAGTTTAGGCATTGCGTCCCCGCCACCACGGCTAACTTTCTTGCCAGCCATATCCTTGCCACCTTCTAATTTAGGCATAGGATCTTGCTTGCCTTCGCCCGAGTTAACTGCAGTCTTAGACTTTTTAACTGGAGCAGCAGCCTTAGCACCAGAGTTCTCAAACTTACCTGAGTACTCGGCGGATGATCCTGCAGCCATTGGTTCAACATTGGCAACAGCAACATCAGAACCAGTAGCGGCAGGAAGATGTGAACCTTCAGCTGGAGCAGCACCAGCAGTGACAGCGTTGTTCATTTCTGTAACAGTTTCCGCATCGACGTTTTCTGATACGAAATCCTCAAATTTCTCGTTTAACGAATTAGCCATTTAAAATAACCCCTAAAGGACCTTAGTTTTTCTATTACTTATTTATTAAATTTATAAGTTAGAGAGCAGTTTCTCAAAGCTCTCAAGGATTTTACCCTCAAGTGCTCCGCGTGATACTCTCTCTAAATCTTCTTTTACTTGCTGGAGTTCTGCTTCTTTAAATGCTCCATTGTTCCAGACCCATTCCTTTCCTTCCATGATTCCGTTGACGAATGCATCAGGGGCAGAAGGATCAGCAACAATATCAGCAGCAGTTGTAAGCATAAAGTCATCCCTGACATAATTTGATCCACCTTTGGATTCAAGACTTCCTACACCTCTGGAAGAAACTCCAAGTTGAACACCTTCTCTAAGGAGATTCTTGGCAATTGATCCCATAGGAGTTTCAAGTAATTTTGCCTTACCAACATAGTTAGAACCATCTTGATAAAGTTCTACAATCTTATGTGAAACACGATCAAGGTTGATGGTAGGACCATCAGGATGACCGAGTTCACCTAGAGCACGGGACTTTTGAACGAAATTTTCGTTGTAGTTAGTTACTTCGCGCTGAAGAACAGGCATCGGATATACTCTCCCATTGCGATTTTTGATATCGCCCTGTAAAAATACTCCCTGAATATATGTATACTCTTTTCCATCCTTCTCTTCAGTGAGAAGTTCAATATCTTCAATGTGCTCTACGATTAGTTTCATTGTTCTTCTTCGGGTTCGGTTTCGGTGGTAGGTTCTTCAATCTCCTGTTCTGCGGATCCTTCTGGTTGCGGAGCATCAATGTTAGGATCACCTTCACCAACTTCAGGTTCTCCTTCGGTTGGATTCATGAGTTGACCAGCATATTCTTTTTTATAAGAATCTAATGCTTCAGATGCCTTAGCATACAGAAGATCAATCACCTCATCAGATGCAACAGAGTTCTCTCCGTTAACAATTTTGTCAATCAATTCTTTAGTAACAGTCATAATTGTAAATTAATTTATAAAGTTATTTAGTTTTCAAGCTCTTTAGAAGTCTGCGCTTTCATAGGAGGTTTCGTTGATGTATCAACTGGACCGCCTGCTGGTGGAACTGGAGCATTGGGATCTTCCACTGGCATGACTGGAGTATCCATGAGTTCACCAGACTTCTTCTCCTTATCAATTTGAATGCGGATCTCTTCAATCTCGGATTCTTTTTGCTGTAGAATTTGACGCTTGATATAATCGTTAGAGTAGTAAACTCCCATGAAAGGTTGCATTCTTTCTACGAGATTTAATCTCTCACCGATCATCTCAATCTCTTTGAGTTCAGTGAAATGGTTATCAAACAGATAGTCATACTGAATATGCTGCTCCATTAATTCCCAGTCATCAACAGTGATAACACCTTTGAGGATCAACTGGGTCTTCAACATGTCATTGAAGAGATGTGAGAATTGCTTGCGGAGTCTACCGACAAACTTGATAAACTTAAGTTCATCGCGCAGGATCTCATTAGAGCGTCCAAGACTAAATCCCTTTTCCTCGCCCACGCGAGATGGTGGGAGGTTTAGCGATTTGTAGAGTTTCTTCAGGAAGTATTCAACGTCCTTCAGTTCTCCAAGATTCTGAGCACCAGGAAGTGTGGTGATCTCTGTGCCTCTACCACCTTCGCGACGAGGTAACCAGAAATCTTCCAGCATACTCATGAACTTTTTGTCGTCACGGATCTCACCAGTGCTGGCATCATATACCAGTTTATTTCTGTAGCGAGACATGACCTCACGCAGATACTGTTCTGCTTTGACCTTTGGAAGATTACCAACGTCAATGTAGAAAATTCTACGTTCTGGTGCGCGGGACATTCTGTAGATAACCAGAGAATCTTCAATCATTCTCAGTTGGTTAACTGCTTTCAGTGCCTTATGCAGATAGGACAATGGCAGATTTTGATTCATGTCCATCAGTCCTGACGTGCAGAACGTGATCGCATCGGGTGCAATCTTCACACCAAGTTGATCGTTCCCTGCAAGACTGACCGCTGCTTTATGGTTGAATACTCCTTTGGGATTGTAGAGATAGTATTCGTTTACATCACCGTAGTTTAAAACTTTTGCTTTATCTCCACCACCTGGCGCAGGTTTCTTTTTAACCTCACGCATTTTCTTGACCTTCAGTGGATCAATGTAGCGAAGTTCTTTGATACCCTCAGTGGGTTTTGTTACATCAATTACTTTATGATAATAAAGTCTTCCGTCAATATACCAACGTCTAAAAATATGGTAGCACTTTTTATCAAACTGCAGCAAGCGTTTGATCTCGTTAAATTCTTCTCTGATTCTCTTCTTGATTGACTCGCTCTGCTCAAGATTAGAGAGTTCAATTTCTACAGGTGAATCATCACCATCTGCAACGATTGCTTCGTTGACTACTTCATCAATTGCGGAGTCAACTTCAGGGTGTAATGAGACTTCGCGATACTTTCGGATCTGCTCAAACTCATTTCTGGAGACACCCTCCATATCAACATATTGACCGTAATAACCTCCAGCGGAGATTGTTACGGTCCCGTCGTCATTATTAGGAGCAACAGGGGAGATTAACCCCTGCTGCTTCTTTTTCTTTTGGTTTCCTTTATCAAGGGAAAACCCAAATAACTCCGCCATTGTATAAGGTTAACTACGTTTACTGTAGTTATTTATCCAGGTCAGATAGTAGCGCCAGCACCGATGTCAGTAGAATCATCAGCCTTCTTAGCTTCCCACCAGTCATACTGGAATTCAACAGTGTACTCAGCAATAGTATTGTTGTTGTCATATGACAAATCAATCTGAGCAATGTTAGTTGGGAAAGCATGAATGAAATCGTAGGATCTTACGATTTTATGTGGATCCTTCAGTGCTGTACCAGTGCTGATTCCACGCTCCAGTTGAGAAACTCTCAATGTTGCAGAATACTCATCTGTATAACCTGCACCGTTCTCATGCTTGTTCAGTTTATTCATCCACTTCTCAAAGTATGCTCTGACATCCATGGTCTCATCAGCCATGACTGTGACAGTCCAGGATTCAAAGGTGCGATCACCAGGAAGTTTGATGACTCTGCCTCTAAAAGGAACTTCTACCGTTCCAATTGTGCTGGCAGGAATACCAGCGGAACGGCAGAGGAATGTGAAATCGGCGTCTGTTCCTTTTACACCCGAATCTTCATCCAGATTATCTCCAAGTGAGGTTACACTCACCATGAATAGATTAGGACGGATACCATAACCAATTTTAGATTTAAATGAAGTTAAGTTTGCCATTGTTTGATTATCTCCTTAAGTGTATTTATTTTCTAATCAAACTCTGCCGATAACTTCGTCGAAGGAGACGCCCGTGCGGGTAGCAACGAATGTCAGAGTGATGAAGTTAATGGAGCGAGAAGGCTTGATGTAGATGTCAGCAACAAATTCATTACGATCAATAACATCAGGTGTGTTATTGCTGGTATCCGCGACTACGAGGAAATCAGTCATACCTCTTCTTGCCTGAACGTCACGCATGTAGTTATTAACTTGCGTTTGGAACTGGAAGCGAGTTGTTGAATCATTCAGTTCAAACAGAACTCCTTTAGAGAATTCTTTGATTGTTCTCTCAAGAATGAGGAACAAACGACGAACGTTAATTCTGTCAAAGGCAGAAGGACTACGAAGAGCAGTCTTGTCGCCAAACAGAA